GGATGGTATTGTATTTACTCAGCGTGTCAAACCTGTGGCTCTCCAAATGGCAAGAAAACATCAACAGAAGTTGATTAAGAAGTTTACTAGATTACATAAAAAAATATGATTGATGCAAAAGATGATGTAGAAGAACAATGGAAGATTTGGCAAGAAGATAATCCTGTTGAAACATTGGTCGATATTGATGAGGATTACCTTAAAGAAAAAACGATTAATGATTTAAGTTATGTTTCAAAAATGGATGTAAAAGAATATACCTTATATCAAAAGTGGTGTGAAGTAAAAGAAAAGTATCCTACTATTGTTAATCATACATTATTTGGTGAAGAAGTTCAACTAGTTGACCCAACACAACAAAAACTGGTTGATGAAATCAAAGCATCTATTTGGATCCCACAATCAGCTGAAGATTACCAAAATCTACAACCTGTATTAGAATATACAGATGATTCTGGTAAAGATATGCAGATTGGTATTGATGGTAAAGAGTTTGAAGTTGAGAAGAAACGAAGCAAAGACTTACCTGAAAGATGGAATACTATTCGTAATTTCATTTCAACCATGAAGAACAATAGTAACATTGGTCGTAACCTAAACTTCTTGGTTAAAGACCAGGTGACAGGAAAGTATCTAGGTGTTATCTGCATATCATCTGACTTCTTAGACCTCACTCCTCGTGATGAGGTGATTGGATGGCCAAGAGAATTAAAGACTCAAGGCAGTATGATTAATCACACAGCAATTGGTTCTACTATCGTGCCATTCCAACCACTAGGTTATAACTATGTTGGTGGCAAGTTGCTTGCTTTGTTGTGTTTATCTGATGAAGTGCAAAGACTTTGGAAAAAACAATATGGTGATGTATTAGTTGGCGTAACAACGACATCATTATATGGTAAAACAAAAGTTGGAGGTTTATCTCAGTATGATAATCTTGACCATTGGCAAAAGATGGGCTTCACGGCAGGTTCAGTATCATTTGAACCAAGTAGAGAAACACGCCAAGGTATTATAAATTGGCTAAAGAAAAACCACACAAGAAAATACTTTGAATGGTATGTTGCAAAGAAACCATCAGGCCAACCATATAAGCGTGACCATAAAAATAGGTCACTAGGCTTCACTTATAGTAAACTTGGTATTCCTAAAGAGTTGATTAGAACTGACCATGCTCGAGGCATTTATTTCTCACCATTGTATGACAACTCTTATGAGTTTCTCCGTGGTGAAATCAAAGAAGAACAATTAGTAAAATCATTTGATACTAGCTATGAAGCACTAGTAAAGATTTGGAAAGAAAAACACGCCATTGGCAGAATTAAACAATTAATTAAAAAAGATAAAGTTTCATATGATACTCTATTCTATTCAGATTTGATATATTTGAATTGGGAAGAAACTAAGGCAAAGTACCTTGGCCAAGTCGGCAGATAATAATAAAACGCTTGACATTAGAATGGATTTATTATATAATGGTTTCATAGTAAAAAATATGCGGTGTGTGATAGCACGATTTGGGATACCCTCTTGAATTATCTGAGCAAAGCAGACCACCGCTCCAAAATTATTGCCTTTTTGAGTTATTATGATTGAAGATTATTCACATACCTTGCAGGAACAAGAAGAACAACATTTCTATTATTGTTTAGCCGCTGTTCTACGAGCATTTGAATCACATGGAGCATACAATATCCTTAAAGAAGCGTGTAAAAATCCTCATATAAAACAAGAGCTTACGAAAGTGCTTGACTTATAGCAATAACTGTGTTATAATGGTTGTATATTAAATGAAAGTTTATCTATGACATTCACAGTAGAATCAAAATCTCAACTAGCCAAACTCTTGGCTACAGAAAATCTAACAATTGAACACCAGAAAATCCGCACGGCGATGTTTGACCCGAAGAATCGGGTTTTGTATTGTCCAATTTGGCAAGATATGTCTGGTGCATTATATGATTTAATGCTAGGCCATGAAGTTGGTCATGCTCTCTATACACCAGCTGAAGGATGGCATAATGCTGTTTCAACATTAGGTAGAAAATATAAAGGTTTCTTAAATGTTGTTGAAGATGCTCGCATTGAAAAGAAGATTAAACGCAAATATCCTGGTATTCGTTCCTCATTCGTTAAGGGTTATCAATCATTAACTGAGCGAGATTTCTTTGGCCTTAAAGGTCGCAACCTTAATACGATGTCTTTTATTGATAGGTTAAATCTCTTTACTAAATCGGCAGGAACCACTAAAGTAGACTTTAGTGATGAAGAAAATGCTTTGGTTCGCCAAGTAGAATCTTGCGAAACTTGGGAAGATGTGCTTCGTGTTACTCAATCTGTATTTGATTATTCAAAAGATGAGCAATTTGAAACCATGCAATCAGTTATGGAAAAAATGAAATCTCAAGATGACCAAGATGGTGATGATGAAGATGGTAGTGGCGATGATTATGAATTTTCTGATTACGATGATGATGCCGAAGATTTTGAAGATGAAGGCGGCGACCAAAATATAGGCGAGAAGCGTGATATTGATGGTGAAGATGGCGATGAAAGCAGTAAAGGAAAACAATCAAAATCAGATAATGAAGATGGTGATGGAGAAGATGGTGAAGATGAAGGTTCTAAGGTAAACCCTTTCAAAGATTCCAAAGCTTCTACTAAAGACCAATTTCAACCAAACTGTGAAACGGATGAAAACTTCCGTAATAATGAAGGCGATTTAGTATCTCAAGATTGTAAACCATATGTTTATGGTAGACTGCCTGAACCTAATTTAGATGCAATCGTTACACCTGCAAAGCGTGTGCATGAATTATTAGAAGCATATTATTTTAATCCAGAAAGACTTGAAAGAAGAACCTGGTTTCTTAAAGAGTATATTGATAAAGTAAAAGAATTCAAATCAAAAAATGAGCGCTACATTAGTTTGCTGGCTAAAGAATTTGAAATGAAGAAAGCGGCTCGTTCTTATGCAAAGGCTAAAGTGTCTAATACTGGTGACATTGATATTGGTAAATTATACAAGTATCAAGTAGAGGATAATATCTTTCGTAAAATGATGAGAGTTCCTAAAGGCAAATCACATGGATTGGTTTTGTTACTTGACCGCTCTGGTTCAATGAGTAACAATATGGCAGGTTCTATTGAACAGATTTTGGTGCTGGCCATGTTTTGTCGTAAGGTGAATATTCCTTTTGTAGTTTACGGATTCGGTGATTCTGAAGATGGTCGCCTAGAAGATTTTCCAAATGAGCGATTTGAAAGAAAAAAATGTTTTGATACTAAAGTAAATGAGTTTGCTTTTGATGCAGTATACCTGCGTGAATATATTAATTCTAAAATGAGTACCGCTGAATTTAATCGGTGTGTCCGAAACCTGATTATTTTGCGTGATGCTTATGGATCAGGAATGAAAAGGTATGCTGTTGGTTATCCTAATAGTGAATCTCTTGGTAATACACCTTTAATACAGGCGATGGTTGCATTAGAACCTATCACAAAGAAATTCCGCAAGCTAAATAATTTAGACCTAATTAATTTAGTTATTGTCCATGATGGTGATGCCGATAATTGCAACTTTGTAAATCAATTATGTGAAGCTCGTTCTTGGGATTCTGATCCTATTGAATCAAAAATTCGTCCCGTAAGGTTTAGTCCTAAGACTGAAAATGTATTCATCAAAGACCGTAATTCTAAACTACAGGTCAAAGTGGATTCAAACATCAATGATAGTTACTATACAAGAGAAGATGGATTTCGGGTTGCAATTTTTAATTGGTTTCGTGCTACGACTGGTGCAAAGATTTTTGGTTTCTTTATTGCTGGCCAAGGCCGTGATTTAAGATGTAACATTACCAACAAATACATCGACAAAGATAACAAAACAATTCGTGAAATGATAATAGCTTCTGGCAATCCGTTTGCTAATCATGGATATCGTTTAGAAAAGTCCGATGTGGTGAAAGATATTGTATCTAAACTTAAAAATGAAAAGTTTGTTCAATCGTATAATTCAGGATACGAATCCTTCTTTATACTGCCTGGTGGAACCGACCTCCAAATTGAAGATGAGGAATTGATTGTGTCTGGTACCGTAACTGCTAGTAAATTAAAAACGGCATTTATGAAAATGAATAAAAAGAAAATAGTTAATCGTGTAATGGTGTCCAGATTCATTGATGGGATTGCAGCCTAAGATGTTGTTTTTAGGCAACAGGCAAGCTTGACAAATGGTGATGGATGTGATATAATGGATGTATCTAGTGAGAAATGGAGTAGTATATTATGCGTGGTATAAAAATAGAAGTCCGTGAGAAGTTTAATTCTATGTTAATTGCAACTGGTAAAAATACCATTACCAGAAAAGAAATTAAAGCAATTTGTAGTGAAATTGGCATTACTAATGCTCAATGGTTTACCAGAAATGAAAGTAACAAAATTGGTCGTGGCCTTTATAAAGTGCCAAACTCATCGTCACCAGCACCTGTTGCTGAATTAATTGATTATAATGCACAAGTGATTCAAATGCCTAAACCTAATGAAATCAAAACTGGTAATCGTATTACCAATGTGATAACCGATTTAGAAACCGAAGATTTAGTTCCAAAAGTATATAAAAATTATGTGCCGTTTGGTAACTTTGATGACTTACTTTCCATTATTGCAAGTAAGAAATTCTATCCTATTTTTATTACTGGTCATTCAGGTAATGGTAAAACAATGTCTGCTGAACAGGCCTGTGCCAAACTAAAGCGTAAATTTGTTTGTGTATCAATGACACCTGAAACCGATGAATCAGATTTACTTGGTAACTTTGTTTTGATTAATGGCCAAATGGAGTGGCGTGATGGTCCCGTTACTGTAGCTGCTCGTCAAGGTGCGGTACTTTGCGTTGATGAGATTGATTATGGTGCTCAGAACCTTTCCTGTTTACAGCGTGTGCTTGAAGGTAAACCATTTCTACTCAAAAAGAAAAATGAACTTGTGGTTCCCGCTGATGGTTTCACAGTAATTGCCACCGCAAATACTAAAGGTAAAGGTTCAGATGATGGTCGTTATATGTTTACCAATGTTCTTAACGAAGCTTTCTTGGAAAGATTCCTTAATACTTACGAGCAAGATTGGCCTCCCGTTAATATTGAACGGAAGATTATCAGAAAAGAATTAGAGTTTAATGGCAATAAAGATGATGAATTTGCCGAGAAGTTAGTTACATGGGCTGATGTGATTCGTAAAACCTTTGTTGAAGGCGGAGTTGATGAAGTGATTTCTACCCGTAGATTGGTGCATATCAGTAAAACTTATGGCGTATTTGGTAACAAATTAAAAGCTATTGAGTTATGCCTGAATCGTTTTGATGATGATACCAAAATGTCTTTCCTTGACCTGTATTCAAAAGTGGATGCTGGTGCTAATACGGAAACATTGATGGCAGAAACAATCAGCGAACCAATAGTTACCGAAGAAATTAAAACGGAAGAAATCCCTTTCTAATAAGGCAATAGTGAGTAAGTCTGCCGTAAAACGCTTGACTTACTCAATTCGTTTATGTTACAATGGTTGTATCTTGAGAGAAGAACCACCTCTCAGATGTCTAAAAAGTGGTTCATTTTAATTATGGAGTTTTACAATGTCTGCAAAGCAAAAAGTATTGTCATATTTGACAAAAGATAGTGATTATAACACTTTAACTGCCGCACAAATGCGTGCTAAGTTTGGTGTGCAAAATGCGTCCGCTACAATTAATGAATTGCGTAAAGAAGGTCATGCGATTTATTTGAATAGCCGTATTAATGCAAACGGTGACAAAGTTTCATTCTATCGCCTTGGTACACCAACCAAGCGCATCGTTGCTGCTGGTATCATGGCACTCCGCCAATCTGGTTTCGCAACATTCGCCTAATTTAACGGCGTTTCACTAGAAGGGAGAGATATATATAATTATCTCTCCTTTTTTTATTTTATGGGTATATAATGGAAATTAAAGTCAATGTTGAAGAATTAAAAAAGAATAAGCTTTTTATTGCTACCCCAATGTATGGCGGTATGGCGCACGGCTTATACATCAAGTCATGTTTAGATTTACAAATGACGATGAACAAATATGGAATTGAAACTAAGTTTTCTTTTCTATTTAACGAATCACTAATCACCAGAGCTCGTAACTATCTGGCAGATGAATTTCTCCGCTCAGAATATACACATATGATGTTTATTGATTCTGATATTCACTATTCGCCCCAAGATGTTATTGCTTTAATGGCATTAGATAAAGATGTTATTGGTGGTCCCTATCCTAAAAAATCAATCAATTGGGCTAATGTAGCAGCTGCTGCACGAAACCATCCTGATTTAGAACCAAAAGAACTTGAAAACTTGGTAGGTGAGTATGTCTTTAATGTCGTAAAAGGAACATCATCATTTCAGGTATCTGATCCACTTGAAGTATTAGAGATTGGAACTGGTCATATGATGATTAAGCGCCATGTCTTTGAGAAGATGAAAGATGCCTATCCGACTATCCAATACAAACCTGACCATGTCGGTCAAGCTAACTTTGATGGTTCAAGATACATCCATGCTTACTTTGATACCGTGATTGATTCTGCTGACTCTATTACTGGCGGTGGTTCAGAAAGATATCTAAGTGAAGATTATATGTTTTGCCAAATGTGGCGTAAGATAGGTGGTACAATTCACCTATGCCCATGGATGAAAACACAACACATCGGAACATATGCATTTACTGGTAATATGCCAGCAGTTGCACAGTATACCGGCAAGTTATAAGATGTCAACATTCATATTATCAGAAATTCCTCAAGAAGAAAAGATTAAATCTTTAAGAGAAAAATTTGTAGAAGAAGCGCCATACCAACCTGGCTATGAAAGTGCTTCATCGTCTGATATTATAAAAGCATCACAAAATGCCACAACAGGTGGTCGCAAGTTTGATGGTAACAAATTGCAATATGGTTTGTTACCACCACTTGCATTAAAGGCCACAGTAGAAATTCTTACCTTTGGTGCTGAGAAGTATGAGCCTGATAATTGGAAAAGAGTACCAGATTCCAAACGCAGGTATTTTGATGCCATGCAAAGACATCTTTGGGCATGGAAACAAGGTGAACAGAATGACCAAGAAACAGGAAAGAACCACTTAGCTCATGCTATGTGTTGCCTTATGTTTCTTTATGAACATGATGTGGAGTATTCGCTTGACAAGTAGTTTTGAATGTAGTATAATGGAGTTTCAATTACAATATGGAGTTAGATATGCAATTATCAAATGATACAATTAATGTATTGAAGAACTTTGGTGCAATCAACCAAGGTATTCTTTTCAAAAAAGGCAAGGTATTAAAAACCATGTCCTCAGGCAAGAACATCCTTGCTGAAGTAACAATCAAAGAAGATATCCCTAGTGATTTTGGTATCTATGACCTAAACAAATTCCTATCTGTTGTATCTTTACATAAAGACAGTCCTACCTTTGAGTTTAGTGATAAAGAGGTTAAGATTGTTGGTAATAAAGGCCGCAGTAAGATTCAATATCGCTTCTGTGAGCCTACAATGATTAATATTCCACCTGAAAAACAATTGGCTATGCCAAGTCCTGAAGTATCATTTAACTTGACTGCTGAAGATTTTGATTGGATTATGAAAGCATCTGGCGTGTTAGGTTCACCACAAATTGCAGTTGAGTCCGATGGTTCTAAGGTAACAGTTCTTGCTTTTGATTCTTCTGATAGTTCTGCCCATACCGATGCGGTTGAAGTTGCTGAAGGTAATGGTGATAAGTTTCGTTTTATCTTTAAGACAGAGCATCTTGCTAAGTTATTTGGTGGTGCCTATGATGTGCAGATTTCTTCAAAGGGTATTTCCAACTTTAAGCACAAGGCTGTAAACCTGCAATATTGGATTAGCACAGAAACTGGCTCAACATTTACTAAGGCTTAATATGGTAAAGATATTTAAGAATTCCTTTAAGGGTAATATTTCTGATTCAATTGCAATTAATCCAGATGCTGTAATTAGTGTATTTGAAGCTAACGATAGTGTTGGTATTCCAGTTACAATAATTTACTGTGGTGGAATTTCATATGAAGTTGAAGATTCATACCTTGAAGTTGTTGCACGATTAAATGAGCAGTAATTTTATGTTGTATTATATTATGAGGTATGTGAATGGAACATTTATTGTTTACGGAGAAGTATCGTCCTAAAATTATAGTTGACTGTATTCTTCCTGAGCGGTTGAAAACACCGTTTCAGGAATATGTCAACCAAAGCAAAATACCCAATCTTCTTTTATCTGGTGGTGCTGGTGTTGGTAAGACCACAGTTGCTAAAGCCATGTGTGAAGAAATTGGTGCTGACTATATGATTATCAATGGTTCAGATGATAATGGTATTGATGTAGTTCGTTATAAAATCAAAAACTTTGCTTCATCTATGTCGCTTACTGGCGGCCGTAAAGTTATTATTATTGATGAAGCAGATTATCTTTCACCTAATGCACAAGCTGCCTTTAGAAATTCTATTGAAGAATTTGCTGGTAACTGTTCATTTATCTTCACTTGCAATTATAAAAATAAGTTAATTGACCCTCTCCATAGTCGGTGTGCAGTTATTGATTTCACACTAAAGAATGGTGAAAAGGCACAGATGGCATCTGCCTTCTTTAAGCGTATTCAAATGATCCTGCAAAGTGAAAATATTGAGTATGATGATAAGGTAATTGCAGAGTTAATCAAAAAACATTTTCCTGACTTCCGCCGTGTTCTCAATGAACTCCAGCGATACTCACAGTTTGGTAAAATTGATGGCGGCATCTTATCACAAATCGTTGATGCTGGCATTACTGACATCATTAAGTTTATTAAAGAGAAAGACTTTGGTGCTATTCGCAAATGGGTCGCTAGTGCTGATATAGATTCTGCTACATTCTTTCGCAAGCTATATGATAGCCTCTATGAAGTATTAAAACCTCAATCCATTCCACAAGCTGTTCTTATCCTTGCTGACTATCAGTATAAGGGAGCGTTTGTTGCTGACCAAGAGATAAACACCGTAGCGTGTTTGACTGAGTTAATGATTAGTGTTGAATTCAAATGAACGATATACTATTAAACATTTTTCAATGGATACATGATGATTATAAAACACACCCATTTAGGTTTTTCATTGAGGTATTGGCTTGGGCAATCAGCATTGGCTGCTCAGTTACTATGGCTGCTACTGTCCCAACTCCCCCTTTACTCACGCTTTATCCTATTTGGATTAGTGGTTGTGCCATGTATGCTTGGGCTGCTTATACTCGCAAATCGTTTGGTATGCTGGCTAACTATATTCTGTTAACCACAATTGATACCATCGGTTTAGTGAGAATGTTATGAGCAATCCATTTGATTATGTGAACCAAATCCTCTATGGTAAAAAAGACTTAATTGTTGATGAGCTAACAGAAAAAGACTATATTCCATTTCTTATTAATCGGTCATTATCCTACCATAAAGACTGTATAATCTACGCCAACGAAATGAATCGTAGGCACTTCCTTGACAAGAAGCTTCAGAACCATTTTTTGATAAATACTATCAGGTCTCATAAAAGACCATTCGCAAAGTGGGTTAAGTCTGAGAAAAGTGAAGATATAGAATGTGTGAAATTAATCTACGGCCTATCAGATTCTAAAGCTCGTGAAGCTCTACGCCTACTTAGTGATGAACAAATCCAAAAACTAAAAGAAAAAACCAATACGGGTGGATAAACATCATGGTAGATTTAAGCAAGTTCGTTGAAATAACACTCAACGAGCAGGATGATTTTTTGAAGGTGCGGGAAACATTAACTCGCATTGGAGTATCATCCAGAAAAGAAAGAATATTGTATCAGTCCTGCCATATTTTACATAAGCAAGGCCAATATTACTTGGTTCATTTTAAGGAACTATTCGCACTTGATGGTAAACCATCCAACATTTCTGAGAATGACATACAACGAAGAAATGCAATTGCAAAATTATTAGAAGAATGGGGTTTAGTGGTAATTGTTAATCCACAAATTATGATTGACAATATTGCACCACTCCATCAAATCAAAATTATTTCATTCAAAGAAAAACATGAATGGGAATTAGTAACAAAATATAGTATTGGTAAAAAACCAGATTCGGTGTATTAAGAGCTTCACCTTAGGACCGCCTTATGGTACGAAGCGTGCTAAAGCGGATTTGACGATACGAAATCGCTGGAGTCCGTAACCAGCATACTTAAATGTGTTGTAAAAAAACAACACCGCTTGACAAATAGTTAAAATTCTGTTATAATGGTAGTATATGAAAATTGCGCTTGCCTCGGATCTCCATTTAGAATTTGGAGATATCACTTTCACAAATCAAGAAAACGCTGATGTATTAATCCTTAGCGGAGATATCTGCACAGCTAAAGTTTTCAAACATAAACCTAAAGAACGAGCAATGGTTAAGGATTTCTTTCGCCGTTGTGCATTTCAATTCCCGCAAGTTGTTTATGTTCTTGGAAATCACGAATCATATGATTTTGATATTGCTAAAACCTATGATAGATTGAAAGCTGAATTGGCCGATTTGCCAAATATTCGTGTTATGGAAAAAGAAACATGGGAACATGAGGGCTTTACCTTTGTTGCTGGCACCCTGTGGACTGACATGAATAAAAATGATAGTTTAACCTTGTGGCATTGTGGTAAGTGCATGAATGACTTTCGGTTAATCACAAATAGTAATCGTAAGACACATCACAAGAATGTGGTGTATGCCAAAAATCCTGATGGTTCAGGTATGCACTTGAAGGATGCTGAAGGTAACTTGGTGATTGAGAGAGTTGACCACTATGAGAAATCATCACGGTGGTCGCCAGAAGATTCTGTGGAAGAACACAAAAAAATGGTTGATTATATTAATATTACTACTAAAGATAAAACCAAAAAGTATGTGGTGGTTGGCCATCATTCGCCTTCATCATTAAGTATTGCTGAGTGTTACAAAGGTGATACATTAATGAATGGTGCATTTCATTCTGATTTGTCAGAGTTTATTATGGATCGGCCACAAATTAAATTATGGACTCATGGTCATATGCATAATGTATCAGATTATATGATTGGTGAAACAAGAGTGGTTTGTAATCCAAGAGGATATGTTGGTTATGAACATCGAGCTAAAGATTTTGAGTTAAAATATATGGAGATTTAATTATGGGAATGTTTGATTATATTACCTATAAAGATGAACGATATCAAACCAGAGATACACCTAATCAATCGCTGGATAATTACACAATCAGAGAAGATGACACACTATGGGTGGAAGAATATGATTCGGAGTGGATTGATGATGAAGGCCTATTTGGTGGTTCAATAAAACAGAGCAATCACCGCTGGGCGCCATGTAGTGATTTTGATGGTAATATTCGGTTCTATCGCAACTTGGATAAAGAATATAAACATTGGTTAGAATATACAGCTCTATTCATGGATGGTAAGATGTTAAAAATTAAAGAGAAAATGGAATAATTATGAAAACAGGACCAGGTTTTAAGTTAAGTAAGTCAACGAAAAGGGTTTTAGCAACAATGACAGGCGATATGTATGGCGTATATAAACGCATGATGATTGATGCCGAAGTTGCTGAAACAAAAGCTAAGCAAGCAAAAATTACAAAGAATGTAGGTAAGAATGAAACAAAAGTATCTTGATGCTCATATGAAGGCAGCTGAGGTATATTCTCAGTTATCTTCCGCTAAACGATTACGGGTGGGCTGTGTTGTTATTAAAGACAATACAATCATTGGTATTGGTTATAATGGTATGCCTTCAGGTTGGTCAAATGAGTGTGAAGAAATACTTGAACTGCACGATGATGGCGGCCATATAACAAGAACCAAGCCAGAGGTACTTCATGCTGAAACAAATTCGCTGGCAAAAATTGCTCGTAGTACCAATTCTAGTGATGGTGCATCTATGTTTATAACTCATGCACCTTGCTTAGAGTGTGCTAAGTTAATTCATCAAGCTGGTATTAATAGTGTTTATTATCGCAACACATATCGTGATGAACTTGGGATTAATTTTCTGAAGAAGTGTGCTATTGAGGTTCAAAAAATATGATATATATTAGTAAGGTTCTAGAAATTTGCGAGAATGGTGATGCTATCATTGAATTGCCTGATGAGTTAATTTCAGAATTAGGATGGAAAGCTGGTGACAATTTAGACTTTGAAGAAAAAGAAGGTAAGGTCTACATAAAGAATTTGGACAAACTATAATGCCTCTTGAGGAATTAATTGGTTTTCTGAATAAGGTTAAGTGTTGGATGCCACAATCCAATTCTTATATACGAAATGAAATTGATGCTGTAATAGCAAGATTAAAACAATTAAAAGGTGAATTATGAATATTCGTGAAGTTGCTAAAAAAATGGCCATTGACAATAAACTCCCTCGAGCCGATAGATACGACTTGTTTCTCCGTGAGTTTGATAATATGGTTGAACTTGTTGGGTTCATTCAAGATCCAACTCTCGACATGAATGATTTTCGTGGTCGTGAAATGTTATTCCCAAAACGCTGGATAACACTTGCAGTATTTCATTCCAGTGAAGTTGTAGGAGTTTAATATGACAATCAAATTAATCACACTTAAAACAAACCATACATTACTAGGTGATGTAACTGAATCCAGCAAAGAATCTTTTGTTACAATCAAACAACCAGTCCAAGTGGTCAGTATTCCCCCTCGAGCTGCTAATGATTCTGGTAGTATTGCTTTCTCTCCATTCCTAGAGTATGCAAAAGAATTCAAAGAAGGATTCAAAATTAATCCAGAAGATATTTTGGTATTATCAACACCAGTTGTTGAGCTAGAGAACCAATATAACTCAATCTTCGGCAGCGGAATTCAAATTGCCACACCTAATCTTAAAATCTGATATAATGGATGAATGACAAATAATTATTATACAAATGTTGCCTGCGTTGGCAATAATATTTTCTATCGTGGCGTAAAAGATGGCAGGCGAATAAAAGGTAAAATACCATATTCGCCTACTTTGTTTTTATTAAGTAAGAAACCCACCAAATTCAAAACACTCAATGATGAATACCTTGAGCCAATGAAGTTTGATTCTATTCGTGAAGCTCGTGATTTTGTAAAGCGTTATGATGAAGTGGCCAACTTTAAGATTTACGGTCAAACAAGATTTGAATATGCCTTTAT